GATAATGAACCTGTGTTATATACACTATCATCCCATTTAATTTCTAATTGTGGTAAATATATTGTATGTGTATCTCTTGAAAAATATTTTAATGAAAATGAAGATGAAGTATTAAACTCATTATTACCTCCCATTTTTATTAAAAAACCATCATTCTCAATAATATTATAAACATCAATAATGTTAGTAATATTAATATTAGTATCTTTAGTTTGATTTATTCCAAATGTTTGAGAACCAGCATATGTGAACCACCATGTTCCACCACCTGGATTTTGTTGTTGAAATGATGCTGTTGTATTTGTAAAAAAACTAGCAGTTAACCATTCATTAGTATTATCTCTATTTACCCATGTAGCATTTTCTTTATCATAAGGATCATATAAAAAACGTCCTGTACCTTGTTCCCAAGATTGAGAAACACTGTAACACTCTAATGAATATGTATCTGGTAAATTGTAAGCATCTGCTAAATATAATCTTAAAGAAGCAGAATATAACCCATTTGGAGAGGTTATAGGAGATAAAGTAGCTATACTTTCCGTATTTACTGTAGGTAATACTATATTGTTTAGTACTTCATTTATTTCACTAGTAGGAAATTTTATTAGAATGCGAGAAGCATAAGGAATAGAACCAGATAGTAAAGAATTTTCATTAGAAATTTCTAAAATCTGATCTAACCCAGTATTCATATCTGGGTATTTTGAATAAATAGTTGTATCCTTTTCTGGGAATATTTTATATACTGCCATCTATATTATTATTTGTTATAAATATAGAGCTATTAAAAAGTTACAACTCTACCTTGTATATCTAATTCAGGATATCTTATTTCAAATATAGAAGGATCTAATGAAGGATATAATATTCCATTTTGAATAGCTCCAGCTACATCATAACTATATGGTGAGTAATTTCCTCCTGATTTATTTACAAATTCTATTTTAACTATAGATTGTACTCCTTTTACTTGAAGTAAAACAGAATTAATATTAGATAAAATAATAGGTTGATTTATTTGCCATTTATCTATATTAAAATAATTAGTAAGAGCTGCTATACAATCTGTTAATATTTGATTATTACTTAAACCAGGTATAACAGTAATGTCGAAATTTAATCCTAAATTAATATAAAACGCGTCTTTTATAGTAATAGCATCTGTAACCATTCTAAAAGGTTCCATATATTTTTTAAGATTTGTTTTCAAATCTAAAGTAGCATTTTCTAATTTTTTATCAGAATTATATGCTAAAATATACATAGATAAAGCAAGAGGATTATTATCTATTAAAGGATCATTTCCTGAATTAATAGATAATGCTGATGCCTGTTCAACATATACTTTAGATATAGTACCAAAATCTGAAGGCATACTTAAAGCACGATTCATATAATCGTCTTTAGTTACAGATCTTAATTGTGCTGAAAACGCATTTAACGTGTTTAAACGTATTTCTTCTACAGTATCACCACTTCTACCACCTGTTGAAGGTATTGGGTTATTTGCAATTAAAGTCGCTAAAGATACGGTATTATTTACTGGGTTGACAGCATTTATTCCTGCTGTTGAGTTTATAACAGTAATATCATTTGCTGGTACATTTGCTGTTACTCCACCACCTGAAAGATATTGGACATTTAAAGAAATATTAGAAGGCACTGTACCATATTGTTTAGTATAAAATACAGCTGCTTTATTATAGTTATTAACTAAATCAGAAGTATCTACAGATGGAACTAATCCTAATTGAATATTATCAGGAGTAGGTATTATAACATCATCATTATCATTTACATACATACCTGATCCAAATTGTAATTCTACAACATCGTCTGTTCTAATTCTTGATACAAATCTATTAGGTGTTTCTAAATAACTTAAAAGATAAGGTACTTGATTAGAAGACGGACCTGTATTTGTTGTTCTATTAATAACATTAGATTGAGCTAAATAAGGTACTTCATACCATTGACTAGCATCACTTCCTGTAACTTGTAGTATTTGAAGAAAATTAGGATCATTTATTTCAACAGAAGTAAATTTTACAGGAGCCCCAAATGTGAAATTTTGATTTTGTATAGTAGCTGATATTGCTCTTGTTGATTTTTTGAATAAGTAATTATTAGCATCATATAACGTAATTTCAACAGATTCTGTTTTAGAAAAATCAACAGGGTCTAATGTTATAAAATCAACACCAGTACTTACAGATCTTAGAGAAACATTCTCAGGAATTATTAAAGCATAATCTAAATTAGGTTGACCCGCTGATATAGGAACTCTTTGGTAAAAGTCAATTGTTGTAACAGACGCATATGATGACTTAGGACGATATCCTAAAGAATACGCCATATTTAATAAATTTTCCTTTTCCTTAGCTGTTAATACAAAATTCTCTTGTATTTGAGTGTCTGTGTAAAAAGATAAAACATCACCCACATACGAAGCCATCTCAATAAACATTGTACCTGGAGAGGCTTCTGAAAAATCTGTGTATGTGTTAGGAAAATAATTTCTAGCAAACTCTATAAGAGATGCTCTATATTGAAGAAAATTCTTATTTAAATAAGATATGTTTTTTTGATCTGTCATTACACAAAATTAACTGTTATGTTTTCTGTTTCCCCAGAAATTAATATTATATACGATATTTTTACTAATAACTCATTAGAAACTTCATTAGGTTCTATCACTAATTCAACATCTTGTATTGATACCTCAGGCATGTAAAGTGAAACACTATCGATTATATCATCTTTAATTACTAATAATGTTTCTTCTGTCATTTGCCCAAAAAGTTGGCTTCTTAAATTAGTACCAAAATTTGGATTTTCTATTCTTTCTCCTTTAGATGTTAATATTAAATTAATCAGATTAAATCTTATTTGTTCTTTTGTAGAATATACACTATTAAAAACTCCAGGAGCATTAAAAGGCAACCCAACACCAATAGCGGTATTGACTTGAAAATCTCTTGGGTCAACTCTAGTACTTCTAACGTAAGCCATTATTGTGCACTTCTAAAATTATTTAAATCAGCTGGGTTGTTTCTCATTTCCGATGCTACTTGAGCCAATAAATCTGAGTATGCATTTTGTTTTTCAGCAAATGTTTTAGGAACTTCTGGTTTCATAGTATCTGCTATTCCCATCTTTTCCATTAAACTATGACGTAATGCTGGGTTTGTATTACCTGTATTAAAATTCATAGTAGGCCATGATTCATTGGAATTGGATGTAGGTGGTGGTGTATAAGGTAAACCATATGAAATAGATTCATTAAGTTTTTGTTTACCTAATTCTGCTAATTCTTCTTTTAAAACCTCTCTTACGGCTTCTTTAATTAATTTTTTTAATTCTACTGTTTTCATAATAATAAATATTAAGCTTCAAGTCTTCGTTTGTCAATTTCTAATCTTAATTCCTCAATTAAAACCTCAGGATCTAAAGTAAATGATGGTTCTGATTGTAATGTTACAAAACCACTTCTGTCTAAGGCTACGGCAAATCTACGTTTATTACCAGCTACTACAAATCGTGGGTTGTCTTCTTCTAATATAGAAAATGTAAATCCTTTATATTCTACTCCAATTACAGGACCTAAACCATTATCTAAATTACCACCTAACCCTACACCCTCAGTATTTAATAAATCTCTTACTTCATCTGGGGTTAAGTCGTTAGTTATAGCATCATCTAAAGCTTTATTTAATGGTAATAATCTTGAACGTTCATATTGAATAGTAGATATTAAATTGTCTAAAGTATTATTTGCGGCTCTTATTATTACTCCTAAAGATGCTATAAGCGTAGAAATTCTTAAAATTAATGAAACAGGTTTTATAGGTAAAGCTGATAGTACTATTAATAGTACAGTAAATACTGTTATAATTCTACTAATCCTGTCTAATATGTTTTTAAAAGACTTAACTTGATTTTCGGCAGATTGTAATGAAGATAAAGCAGCATCCCTAGATACCCTAGCTTTATTTATATCAGCTTTTGTAGTAGCTTTTTGAATTATGTCGTTTGTTTTATCAACTAATTCTCCTAATTTAGAAACTGTAGATGATAATCGTGTTGTTTGACTATTTAATATTTTAGAAAAAACAAATATTATAGCAAAAAACCCTTTAGCTATAAATACTTTTTTTAAAGATGATAATAATTTTTTCTTATTTGTTTTAATTTTTCTAGTACTTGATTTTATTTTAGTTCTAGAAATCCTTTTATTAGTTTCTGTTTTTTGTTTTAATGAACGTCTTGTTGTTAATATACCTAATTGTTGTGTTATTATATCAATTCTTTTTTGAGCTCCTTCTAAAGCTACTTTAGCTTTTTCTAGTTCTTGTTCTGCTTTTCTTTCTGTTTTACGAACAGCTTCTAATCTATTGCTAATAGCTTTTTGTCTTTGCTCGGGAGTAGAATTTAATGATTGTATAACAGATGTTCCTAAAGCAGCAATAACCGCTGGAGTTACTTCAGTTGGTATATTGGATGTTAAAGCCTTAACAGTACTAGTTTGAACTTTAGCTTTATTATATAATGCTTCGGCTTTAGCATATTGGTTCTGAGCATCTTGATATAATTTTTTAGATTCATCAAGTGCTTTTTTAGCAGCTGCTATTTTGTCTTTAGTACTAACTTCTGCCATTATATTGTATTAGTTGTTTTAGAAAGTAAATTTTCTTTTAATAATATCTGATTTAATTGTTCTAATCTATCTTGTAAAGCAATAGAAGCATTGTTTATTTGCATCAATGTAGTACCTTCAGGTTGTGATATAGTAGAACCAATAGTTGAAGTAAAATTACTTAAAGCTAAAATCAAATCGGCTAACCATGAATTTAAACTAGAACCTAAAACTAAAGGCTCAGGACTAGCTGTATCATTATTACTAGGTCCTAAAAATACTTGATTGTCTTGTAACGCTATTCCTACTTTATCACTTTGAAAATAAACATTTCCTTGAGAATACATTTCAACACCTGATTTACCAAATATTAATACTTCATCTGATTTAGATGATATTATTGTTCTATCAGCGTTTAATATTACTTGAGGATTAGAATAATCTTTTATATTAACAGGGTTAGTAATATTGCTTAATACTATATTTCCTATATCTAAAGGTATAGATTGATTAGAAGTAAGATAAATAGAAGCACCATCTTTATTAATATCTTCAACATATAAATCAGAACCTGGTAACTTAGTATTATGTTGATTAGTTATTAATGTAATTGGGTTATTTTCTAATTCATTAGGATTAGTAGACCATGGTGTTAAATCTTGACCCCCAGATCTATTAGTACTTCCAAAACGAATAGAATTTCCAAATCTACCTTCTAATAAATAATCTCCTTCAAATGTTTGTAATCCTCTAAAATCAGGGTTTTGAGTAAAAGCATTATATAATACTTCTTTATCTTCATTTAAGAATAAACCATTAAATTGAGGACTGTTCCAAGCGTTTATTACACTTAAATAATATACTTCTTCTGTTTTATTAGTAATTGGAGAAGGGGCTGATGGTAGATCCATCAGTAATACTATTTCACCAGGTAATGGAAAATATTTTTGATTAGAATATAAAGGTAAAGCAGTAGATAAAGCCGATAATTGTTCATCGTTTAATGAATCTAAAGGTAATTCTGTATCTTCTCTATATTCTTCATATAATATAGTTCCAACACCACTCCAACCACCATTATCTAACCATACTTGTTTAGGAACACTCTGTTCATTTAATATAACAGCATAAACTTTTCCTACTTTATATCCTTGAGGATTATTATAATTATTAAACCCAATATTAGCTGTGATATTAGATAAACCGCTCCTAATTCTAGTCATATCTTATTCTTTAGAAGGTCCTTCTACATTATTTCCAATTTCAGTAACAGCTGAGAATAATTGTTCTTTTTCAGCTTCACTTAATATAAAACCACCTACACTATCACCCTCACCTAAGGAAGCAGCACGTTGTACGATACTAGCTAATTTAATTAATTGTTCATCATTTTTAACACTAATGTTAAGGTAATTAGCGATTAATGGAACTATAGTAAGAGCAGAATGATTATCTATAATAAATGGTTTTAAAGTACTTATTAATTCTTTAATTTGTTTTTCTTTTTCTTTAGAATTAGAATAAATATCTTTAAGTAGATCTGAGAATTTTTTATTTCCCCATATAGTTTTATCAAAATCCATATAAATTATTTTATTATAAATATAAAAATTAACAAAATTTAAATGTTGATATAATTATCCTCATAATATTCGTTGTATAAATCTATATAAATATTTTTAAGTTTTTTAATAATTTTAGTTATTTGAGGAGTATCAACATCTACTATTTCACGAATGTATATGTATAAAGCTTTCTTATTAAAAATATCTAATGATTCACATTTACGAAATAATTCAATAACAGCATCTGCTGTTTTAGCATCTATTTCTTTAGGAAATAACTTATGTATATTTTTATCAACATATTTAACATATAACGACATAAATTCACTTACACTATAATCCTGATTGTAGTGATCGTTTATTATTTCTTCTCGTATAGTTTTATCTTCTTCAACTTCTATTAAGTCTCCTTTATCTTGAAGTTTTTGATAGTTTTTCTTATTTTTAAGAATTAAATAACGTTTAGCTATTGTTCCAAAATAAGAATATGCTTTACCTTTAGTAGGTTTATATAATTTAAGTTTTTCAAGTAAAAAAGCAATTACTTCTTGTTGTACATCTTCAACAGATTCTCCATCAGTATAATAGAATTTGAATGTATGTATGATATTTTGGGTTAATTTAAAAAACCCATATTCAATACGTTCACGATATACTCTATCTCTAAAATTTTGGTTTTGTGAATTTACATATTCTAATATAGCATTTTGAGTATCTTCTGTAAAGTATGTGTGGGATGTTTTAGGTTTACGTTTACGGGGTTTACCTGATTTGGTAAGTTCAACCGTTAATACATTATCTTCTAACTCCATTTATGTTAAAATCGTTTAATTCATTTTGTAATGTTTTAACACTCTCAAAAAACCAACCTATTTCATCGTCAGATTGGAATGTTCCTTTTTCATCTATTTCTCCTAATCGTCTATTAGCAAAATCTACTGTGTTAGAAAATTTAGAGATATATTGTTCTTGTGAATCTACTATTTTTTCTAACTGTTCAACTTTTCTAAATAGGTTATAAGAAATATATCCTAATAAAAGAACAATTAATACTAATACAATTACAAATGTTGTCATAATTAATAATTCATTTCATCGTTTTCATTTGAAATAGTACCATGTAGATTATCTACTAACTCTTTCAAACTATCAATAAGTTGTCTAATTTCTTGAATTGAAGCAGCACGTCCAATACTACTGTCTAAAGCATTTATTCTATTTCGAATATGCTCAATTTTACTAAGGGCTTGTGTTTTGTATTTCATAGTTTTAAATTTTATAGTTATGTTATATTATACGAAGGGAAGGGGCAATAACCAAATTTTCTTTAAAAGTAATGCACTCCATACCATTATCAATAGATACATATATATAAGACTATGGAAAAATAAAGAAACCCGCCTTTTAGGGGCGGGTTGGCCAATGCGGACTACGCAAAGGGAGGTTATTTAATTGATATTAATATTTCTTTTAAACTAATTTTCTTTATTTTAAAATTAAAAGCCTTACGATCAATAAGTTGATCTAATACTTTTTCTTCAATCGGATCACCCGTTACAAATATACATTTATCTTCATCTTTTTCTTCAGGTACATCAACAAAACTTGTATTATCAACACCTAAACCAGGATCTAGTTGAGATAATACTTTATTCATCTTATTAATAAAAGCTGCTTTGTCTTTGTCTTGTAATACGTATTCGGCCATATATGTATTAATTATTAATTTGTCTATAAATATGTTAATTTTAATTAAATATTAGCATTATTATCAGAAATAACACCAGTAATAATTTCCTCAGCATATGACGGTGTTACAGCAAAACCTTCCTTACTAACGTGAAATGGTTTAAGTTTTTTATGGATTATAGATTCAATTTGTAAAGGTGCTCTACAAGCAAAAGCATTAACGATGTACCAAGGTGTTATAACACCAGTAGCTCCATTTATTTCCCGTACTCTTTCCTGCGGCGTCCTATCCGTATATCCGATTTTCAACACACCAGGTTGGCCTTTATTCTCCAAAATATAAATATAACCTTCATTAAACGATAAAGAAGCATTAAATCTATCATTTTTAATCCAATAATGAACATACTCATTACTAGGATCATTAGGATCAGGTGTTAATGTATAAGCATCCGAATAATAACAACTCATTCCCTCAGGCTTGGGATAATATCCTAACTTAGCTTCTTCTACGGATATACGTTTAAATTGTCCCATTTATAAACCAAAAGGAGATTCAGTTGCATCTTCACCATAAATTTCATCACCAGCTAATTCCTCTACAGCAGTATCATATGTTATAGCTCTACGTACAGCTAATCCTAATCCACCTTGATTCATAGGAACATTAGGTTGCTCCATTGTTACTGGTGCTTCCGCTTCTATAAGATCATATTCTTTCTTATAAATTATATTTAAGTTATCTTTAGCTTCCTGGGACATTAATTCCCAGTTTGTAGTAGTAACATTACTAAATTGAAATTTAATAATATCTAAAATATGCTCAGGAAGATTAGTTTCCATAGAATCCATACGTTCATCTTTAACATTCCAAAAAGATGTTTCTTTTTCATATTCAGGGTTAATATTCTTAAAAGCAGCCACCTTATCACCAGTAGAACGATTAATACAATATATAATAATACCACGACGGGAATAACGAGCAAAATATTCAGGATCATGTTTCATGGCAGTACACCATTTAGTACTCGCACCATATTTTAAAGATGCTTCATGTGATAATGGTTTTAAAACCAACCATTCATCTGCTGAATATAGTACTTCTGTTTGGGATTGTAATTCTTTATCAATTAATTTTAGTTCCGCTAATGATATTTGAGATTCTAATTCATCAAATGTTTTGTATGTAGATACATCATTTTTAAAAAATAATTTTCTTTCATTATAGTCAATGAATTTTTTCAAATTTGTAACATTAATTCTCCCTATATTATCTAAGAAAATATATGTTGTTAATATTTCATATGCTGAAAAAGATGATACAATTTCATAAGATAGCTCAAAATCTTTCATTAAGATTCCTTTTATCTCATCTAAATAAGAAGATGTTGAAAATTTGTCTTTAATTAACCTAGTAGCCATTTCAACATACTTAGGTTTTTCAAATATTTTAGACAATGTATCAATAAGAGATACGTTAAAATAAGGGTGGTGTTGTTTTAATTCATTAATTTTGGACATAACTTTAATCTTTAATTACTAAATAAGCAGTTTGGTTTTCTAAATATTTTATTTCACCTGNATCAATTAAGGCTTGAGTACCTTTAGGATCTATTTTACCTAATAACTCAATTGTTTTTTCCATGTATATTATCATAATCCTTTTTCTTTTTAATTATTCGCATGTTATGTTCGTTTTCCTCCTTCTCCCATTTCTTAATATCATTTAACATCTGTTCCGTTAATACCTTCTCAATTACCCTACCTGTTTTTCTACCTTCCCAAATCTCATCATATCCTAAGGTATCACCTACTTCAAAATCATCGTAAAACATTTTCATAGCTTTTAATTTAAGTCTAAATATACGAATGTTTCTTTTAATCTCCAAAGAAATTATAGTTTTTTGTATATACGCTTTAAAGTGGAAAAAAGATCGTTAAAAAGAGAGATTTTGGGGTCTTGGATTTTATATCAAAGGGGATATAATGGATTTTATGATATATTTGTATATATGATGGGTGTGGGGTGAAGATCGATGTTTTGGTGTAGATACGGGGCCTGCCACCGCAACAACCGCGCGCCGTCGATGGACCGCAATTACTATGGGCCTGTTTCGCTAGCGCTTCGCGCGCGCCGCGCTAGCGGATCGACATTTTGAAGGAGTCTGTTCTTTTTTTCATGAGCCCCAGATCCCCATAGATCCAGATATTTTAATGTTTTTTTTTGTCACACGCGCGCATACATGTGATTTAAATAACGAAGGCGACCTTTTAGCCGCCTTATGTTAATTGTTGTTGTTTGTTTAGTATTTAACGTATATGTTTAATTTAATGTTGGATTAATGGCTACTATACGTTTTATTAATTCATTCAATGAAAAGCTAATTAATGAAATGGATCCCATGTTATATTCAAACCAACTGAATCCGTCTTGTTCGATGTGCTGGATTATTGTATTCATGTTTCGGTTTTTAAATTATGATATAAATGTATGAATGTATTTTAATATAATCAAATCTATTTATAAAATAGTTTGTAAATATGTTTCTAAATTACTTGAATTAATTCTTTTACTTCCAATATGAAACCTATCTAATACATTTTCAGTATATTCTCTGTTGTAAGTTTTCCAATCATAAATGGTAAATAAGTTACCTTCAAACTCTACTACCCATTCTACTTGTACTTTATTATCACCTGATGGATGATTGTAAGTTGGTTCACCTAATACATTTATTAATTGGTTGTAAGTTACATTTAAATAACCTGATAATGAAGTACCAAATGTATCTGGAACGTTGTTTGAATTGAATACTGTTAATTTCATTTTATTTATGTTTTTAAATTATGTTGTAAATGTATAAACATTATTTAGATGAGACAAATGAGCCCCACATTGTTTTAAAACATGGGACTCATCTGGTTAAAATAAAATATTAAGTATTGAAGACTGATTTGATTATTTTTTTACGTACACGTTCGAATTCTTCTTCCGTATCATATACCTTATATAATGTCTGTTTCTTACTTACAAACTCCATATGGCTTAGGTTTGAAGGATCCATTACTATGTTTACTTTCTTGTTTGATTTGTTTTTGTATTCAAGTATTGTTTTATCCATTACTTAAGTGCTTTTAACTTTGCAATAGTTAATTTAGCGTCTTCTTCGTCTGTAACAGGTATAAGTTTGTTTTCCCCTAAAACATACCAACCATCATAACGCTCTTCAGCTCTTAATTCGCCTGATAAATCAAATGTTTCTCCGTCTGTAAATTTTAATGTGCTCATTTTATTTTCGTTTTTAATTATGCTATAAAATTACGAAACATAATTATAATAACCAAATATTATTTAATCTTTTTTATCATTATTTTGTTTAGTGGCTGCATCATAGTTTTTCCATTCAAGCCAGAAGCCGATCCCTACTATAATATTCATTCCGAACGAAGCTAATATTTCATGTATATCCTCGTAAATATTCATTGTCAGATGGACGTGCCCTACCATCCAGAATGGGATAGACAGATTACTAGCTACCCATGTAATTAAAAATGTAATAAACTTTCTCATGACCATAAATAAGAAAAGACCTATCATTTCTGATAGGTCCAATCCAATAATTAAAAACAATAAAAATGAGAAACTATATTATGCTTCACCTACAGTACCTGAAAATGTAGGTATTTGAGGTTCATCTTCTTCTTGATTCATTTCATAATGAATTAACATCATCATAGCTCCTTTTAGAACTATGTTAATTTCTTCTGAGTGAATAGCTGCATTAGCTAAGGTCTCAGCTAAATCTCTTGCTCCACCTTCTATAGCAATTGATACATCTTCGCCTTTTACTTCAACTTTAAATAGGCAATCTTGGTTTTTGTTTTCGTCTGACATGATATAAAAATTTAATTGTTAAACTATGATATAAAAATAATAAAAAAAATTTAGGTAACCAAATATTACTTACAATAAAGTCTATTATAATTGTACTTAGCAACTGGGTTGTTTTTGGCTATTATGCTATAAAGATCATTTGTTTGCTCTAATAAGAGGCTTGTGTCGCGAGTTTTCTGGATCGCGTCTCTAAAAATATTAACAAAACCATTATTTGACTCGTCTACTGTTTCTTGAGAGGTACCAGGTAGTCCACAATATGATGTCTCTCCAGTCTCAGAAATAAACATACCTGTATAGAATCCTTTCAACTTATTTCTAACAACAAATTGATCGGCATTACACCAAATAAAAATATTATTATCTTTCTGTTTAAGCAGATCAACCATCTCATACCCAACAACAAACCACGGACGGTAAGGACCCTCACCTCCAAACAACCCCAGAGAAAATAATCCGGACGGACTTCCATGTCCCATCATTATTACCTGATCATGTGTTTGGATAGCCTCTTTTATCTCATTGATGGTCTGCCCGCCCCTAAAAATACTGATATCGTCAAATCTTGGATGTCCAGTGTCTGTTAAATAAATTGGACATAAAAAATCTGTTGATCTATCATCTGGGTGTATTACAAGTGTTTTCATTTTTCTTGATTTAAAATTGGGGCTAAAGATACGAACGGTATTTCACTCAACCAAATTAGAGACAAAAAAAGCGCCGAAGCGCTTTTAATTAGATTCTTCTAATACTACTTTCTCTACAGTCATTTTATTTAACCAACATTCCTGGCCTATCCAATGTTCAACTAAACCTAAAGTTTTTTCTGTGAGGTACCAAATATGCATGTTAATCCTATTTTTATAACCCTCACCTTCTCTATCATCAATAGAAATAAGACCTTTCTTCTCTAATGATCCGGCTACCCCTCTTAAGATATTTCTAGGAATTCCTGTATCAGCCTCTACCTCCTCTATTCCCATATCTGAGAATCCTAATTCAGCATACATACCTGATGCTAATGATTCTAATACCTGTTTTTCTAATTTTGTAACTCTGATTGCTTTCATAACTTTTATTGTTTTAATTATTGATACCTAAAGATAAGAACTGTTATTTGATTAAACAACTATTTTTAAACTTTTTTTAAATAAAAAGGCCCCTAAGGGCCAAGCTATTAATAATTAAAAACCTAAATTCGCTAATACTCTTTCTACATTTACATTTTCCTCCACGCAAACTTTACCTTCTGAATGACCATAATATTCAAATTCTGCAGTTGCTGTTTTTCCACTATGGTTTGGAATTAATTTTAATTTTGAGATTCTAGGTTCAAAATTACCTTTTAATCTTACATAAGTACCTTTCTCAAAAGTCATACCCTCTCCAAACAATCTAGCTTTTTGCTCTTGTTTTTTTAATTCAACAATCTTTTGATTTGATTCCCTAACTAAATTTTCTAAAGCATATCTCTCGTCTGCCCAACCACTTTCTTTTAATTCTTTTACATATTTTCTAGCAATTTCATTTGCCTTATCCTTCATAACTTTTTTAAAGTTTCTAACAACATTTGCTACTCTACCTAAATTTTCTAATCTAATTAATTCAAAATCTGAATTACAAGAGGTTGTATAATAACTTAAAGATAGATCAGTAAATATATCTTCTTCTTTCATGGAATAACTTTGCCGAAAATATATTGTAAAGATTTCTTTTAAATAATCACTCTCATCTTTCACTTTGAAGTAGATTGTATTTCTATAAAATTCAACTACTACCTCATCACTTAATACATTTTGAAAGTAAGTAGAGAAGAATTCTTTCATTTCAGCTTCTTGCTTCAATTCTAATTCATACTCTTTATTCTGTAACTCAGCAATTTGATTTTTCAAAGTTACAATACCTAATTCTAAAGTTTCAATTTTTGTCATGATTATGTGTTTTTAATTATTGATACCTGAAGATAAGAACTTTATCTTTATGAAGCAACTAAACTTCTAAATAATCTACAGCCTCTTCTCCTATACCTTTTCCATTATAAGTAATCTCATAATTTGGATCCATTCCTGAAGATATAATATCTTCTACTAATTCTTTAATTGAACTAAACTCTCTCTTGTAGTAACTGCAATTTAAACTGTACATAACCTATATTGTTTTTAATTATGCTATAAAATTACGAAACATATCTCTACAAACCAAAAATAAATGAAGAGTCTTTACGACTCTTATTTTTATGTTTTTCTTTACGTGTGTAGGTCTTCTTAGACTTGTGAATCAGGAGCCTAGATGCCGCCCATCGCTCTTGAAGTGTTACTTGGATCTGTTTCATAATTATATTGTTTAATTTCTTCTATCATACATACTAACGAGATAGCGTCCCTAATTTCAGGCTCCGGATGGGGTCCCTGAACCCAGAGGACCCACTCCCAACACTCCAGATGATCCAACTTACTGGTTTGGATCCTTTCTAACACCAACTCCCAACCCCTCATACTGTAAAAGTGAATTACAAAGGTAACGTTGGATTTGAGTTGTTGTTTTTAGGGTCTCTATATTGTTTAAGATTGTTTTTTTATCAGATTCATTAATGTTTTTTTCATTAACAAAACTAACAATAAATTCTTTAATTTTGATTGCATCGGTCATTTTAAAAACTTGCTCTGCAATCTGCTCGAAAATAGATTTAATTTGTACTTTCATGATTAATTGTTTTTAATTTAACGTCGTAAATATAACAACAAAAAAACTAATAACCAAATAAATAATAAAAAAATATTGTAATGTTTTGAAGAAAAAAACCACCCCCCCCCCNATAA